AACCGCGACAACCTCATCCTTTTTATTAAAAAAAGGAATAATTAGACGAGGATGAGAAATCATAGTTGAAACTTCAGGATCAACCAACTTCATGTACGAACCGAAATCCTCTGTGTAATAAAGAATATCATAAAACTTTTTTGGGATTCGGCGCATCTCCACGAATTGTTTACAGACATGATTGTCAGGAAGATCCTTGACAGAAGTTAAAGGTTTAAGTAAATCATGAGTGGGTTTAAATTCTGGTTTCTTAAAAATACTTAACAACTCTGTTTCCTTTGGCTTAACGTAATTAGACTTTCCATTTTCGCCGTTTTTCCAACGTTCGAAGGAATACTCTTTCGTTAATGTAGGGGAAACGGATTCTAAAAATCTATACAAAGAATGTCCAGCACCACAATTGTGACACTTGTAAAAATAGTCATTACCCTTTTGGTAGAAGTAACCTCTAGCCTTTGTCTTGTTCTTTTGTGAGTCTCCACAAATTGGACAACGACAGTTGGCTAGATTATCCTTCTTCCATGCAAACTTTTCTAACTGAGCAGATACTAAGTTAATATACTTTTTGTCAATGAATCCGCTCATATATTCCAATTCTCAAACTTAGTCTTGTCAAAGTTCTTCTCGAAGGACTTCTGATCAAACCCGTTACCAGAGGAGGTTTGTGTTTGATTGGCATCAATCAACTCTTGATCTTCTAATTGAACATCCTCAAACTTCATCTTAGATCGATCAATCTTCAATACAAACTTACGATTTACCGCTGTGTCATTATAGCGATTCTTCAGTTGTTTTACAAGTATTTGATTGAGTTCTTCTAGTTCCTCTGTTGCGATTAAAGCAAACATGAAGTCAGCGGTTGCAGGCAAACCAAATGATTCAGAAGTATCTTCGAGGCCTACATCAGTGTTAGAGAAACCAGATCGGTTTGTTTGTGTTGCAGTGAAAACAGGCACATCATACTCAACCGCTAGTCCTCTTAGTTCCTCCGCGATCGCTTTGATGTAGAAGTAAGAACCAACATTACCGCCGTTCTTAATTCTTGCGGACGCACAAATGTTAAGGTAGTCAATAAAAATTATGTCGGGTACAAACCTCTTCTTAATCTTTAGTTCGTCGAGCAAAGCACGAAAGTGGTTCACATTTGCAGTCGCGGTAGGATACTCCTTGACAATCAAGTTACCCTTGACATTAGACTTGATCTTTTCAATTTTAGAATCATACATCGACTTGGGAAGTTGCTTGAGTTCATCCATACTGATGTTGAACAGGTTTGCATCGATTCTTTCTGCGATACGCTCTTCCGCCATCTCACATGTGATGTAGAGAACATTTAGATTTTGTGTCAAACAATTAGCAGCATGATGACACAAAAACATTGACTTACCGACACCCGTACCGGCAATCACAACATTGAGAGTCTTGTTGGGTGTCCCACCATTCGTGATGGTATTGAAAAACTCCAGATCAAAAGGCGTCTTCTTCTCTACCTTGTGGTAAAAATCGAAACGATCCTCAGCATCCAAAATGTAATCGTGTCCAATGTGTTCATTGAACGAGACACCCAACGCAACACTCAGCAGATCCGGAATAGCATTCTTGTCTTTGTCCTTTGACTTTCCGTCAAGGATGTGAATGCTATCCATGATCGCATTATAGATTGCCTTGTCCTTGCAAAAGTTTTCAGTTTCATCAACCAACCAAGTCTCTGATGACTCCTCCTTAATTTCAAAGGAGTTCACCAGATCCTCGACGATCCTAAACTGATCCTGATTAAGATGCGTTGTCTTTTCAATTTGAATATTCAGTGCATCTTTAGTGGGAAGATCATTGTACTTGTTGAAAAACTCACGAATCTCAACAAATACAGTTCTCTTTCCAATGTCATGAAAATATTCTTCCTTCAGGAAAGGAAGAACTTTTCGGCTGTATTTTTCATTCAGCAGTAAATTTTCTAGGATGAGATCTTCAGTTACTTTCATCTTCTGTTTCAGTTTCCTCTATGGCACCATAGCAGAATTCTTTTGATGCCGCTTCATCTAGTTTCTTCATGATGTCGGCAGTGAAGTATTTCTCCGGATCCTTGTACACTGACTTCTCGTACACCTTGGTTCCATCCGGGAACTCATACCTAGTCGAAACTTTCTTAATGATACCATACTTTTCTGCTAAAGTCAAGAGTCCATAGTAAGGATGGAGTCCGCTCTCGTAGTTGAGAAGAACATCAACCATCGCATTTTCTTTAGTGAGACGACCCTTGAACAATTTACAATGAACAATGTTGCCAATGACATCAGTCCCCTCCTTTACCTTCTTCTTTGAGAGGTAAACAATGGTGGATGCTGCGTACTTCAGCCCGGCACCACCGCTCATCTCCTTTGTCGGAAACATCGAACCGACCGCATCATAGGTGTGGTTCGTCATGATCATCGGAATACCAGCGGCACCAAGTTTCAGTGTGAGAACCCGGAAGGTTGCCTTAATGACCTGGGCACGAGTCATATCTCGTGTTGTCTTGCCCTCGGCAGTATCCGCCATTTCTTTCTCGGTAGAAAGCATACCAAGAGAATCAAGAACAATCATCATTGGCTTCTTCTCCGATGCAGGCAGGTCATTGTATTTGTCAACGATACTAATTGCCTGGTGACGGAAACTTTCAACGGTTGCAACTGGCATGATAGCGATTCGGGATGGATCAATTCCTCGATCCCGGATCATGTCCGATGTCACTGCCTGCTCAGTATCAAAATAAAGAACAACAGCGTCGGGATTGTCGGTAAGAAATTTATGAACAACACCCAGCGTAAAGTATGTCTTACCCGTTGCGGATTCTCCTGCGAGTGCAATGATCTTATTGTCAGGTATCCCACCGTAAATTGAACCACTAAGCAGAGCATTAAAGATGTAAGACCCAGTATCGACGAAACCTTTAACGTCTGAACCAGAGATACCATCTTCGACAATACTAGCATACTTATTACCACTTTCTTTGATTAAATCATTTAGCATGGACGCCTCCATAAGTTTTTTTTATCGTGTCGGTTAAAGTTTGAATGACTCTCTTCTTATCCAGAAGATCTTCATATGAGGAAAGACTACTTTTCTTATCATTAATGCTTTCTGATAAAAATCTTTCTGTACTTTTTGCTTCTTTTTCAAGAAGATAGTAAAGCAATTGTATCTGCTCCATGTTAAATTGACAATTTATTTTTTCCATTATTCTATCCCAAAAAACTTTCTAGTGTTGCTTTCTTTTCATACTCCCAACCAACCGCTTTTAGAATTGTATCTAGGGGTTCGAGAAAACTTGTTTGAAACTGTTTATCATAATCTATGTAAGATGTCAGTCCGAACTCCTTTGGTATACCATTGGGGAACGAAAGAACGTGATCTCTTCCGAAAGATCCCGCCATCGGGTTTGGTGTCTTCAGATAAACAAACTTGATCTTGTCACCTTCGATGATCTTTCTGTATTTCCTTGAGAGTCCAAGTTTATCCAGATAATGATTGTAAATCAACGCACCCTTCACCGCGATTGGTGTTCCCTTTGCGTAAATTTGAGATGCATCCTCATATTTCTTCATGTTCGAGACACCGCGAGGAAAAGATATTTCTTCTGGATCCATAGAGATAAACTTGTTTTTGAATGTCTCTACAGCAGAAATCAGTTTATCCTCTGTTCCGTTCATGACAATACTAATCATCTTCTTGAGATTATCACGAACAATTTGCGGAGTCGATGATCTTGAAGTTTCGATACCCATGATCTTAAGTTTTGGATCTGCATATCGAACACCCTCAGAGTCATAAACACTGAGCATATATCGTTTCTTCGCAGTCCAAACACCAGTGTTTGCGATAACTTCTCTCTCCATCACCATCTTGTTTTGATAGGCGTTCATGAGAGAGCAAAGATCTTCGTATTGGGAATCTATAAAAGGCTGAATAATCTTTTCACACGCACGATTCAGGTAATCTACTATTTCTTCCGTAGACTTACCCGCACAAGTCTTGCTGACAAGATTACCAAGGCGAAGATATACAGAGTCGGTATCAGATGCCACCACATAATCATAATCATCTGTCTCCAAAGTTTTGTTTAAGAATTCATTTAGTTTGTTTTCTATCCATCGAATACTCAACTGTCCGGATAGCGTAATCGCTTCCGCCATCTGAACGTCATAGTACCGAAACCATTCGTTCCAAATAAAGCC